TTATCTTGAAACGGCCCATCATATGCTAAGTAATACAGTTATGACAAAGACGGGCGCAGAATACCCTGACCCATTTAGATACTGGATTAAGAAGCTTTCACCAAACCTTAACCTAATATCAACTGATCAGTCATATATGATTAAGAACTTTGAGGCTGGAATGCACGGACATATTGGACCCAATGGAGCAAGAGGTAGTCTTCTAAGCCTTTCAAAGCTAGGTGTTAAGGCAGTAGTTGGGCACGTTCACAGTCCCGCAGAAGAGTCTGGAAGTCTTGCAGTTGGTGTATGTGCTATGGATATGGAGTATGCAAATGGTCCGTCATCTTGGTTATCAAGTCAGGCAGTTATTTATCCTGATGGAAAGGCTACGCTGGTTCACATCATAAATGGCAAATATCGCTCATAAATGATATAGTGGGGGTTAATAGCCCCCATTAAAACTTAAGCTATGGAGTTAAAAATATGGCAATTCAAGAAGGTCCGTTTCAAAATATAATAGCAGTCAATACTGATAATTTAAGGTATTATGTAATTAATTACAGTGATACAAGTAATACTTCAAGCGATATATCAATTTATGATACAGAGACAAGATCAGTTATAAGAACTAGAAGACTGGCATATAGACCTTTAAAATCATCTCATTCAAATAATGGAGCTGTTGCTGTTTGTGCTGAATTTTCTGGTGGAGGATATGGAATAGTTATTCACGACTATAATCTTGATACAATAAATGTTATAAACACGCCTGGTGAGCCTATAATATTTTCAGGCTGTTCTGATGGTAGTTTTATTTATTATGATGGATTAGGCGTATCAAAAGCGAGTATATCAAGTGAATCACTTGTTATAGATTATTCTGTTTATAACTATAATGTAGAAATTAAGGATTCTGACTTTACAATACCTCAAGGTCAAGATTTTAACTTTAGTTCGTCAATAGTTGAGCGTGATGTAGCTCCTTTACCTGGAGGTGGTTTTTGTATAATAAGGACGACAAAGATATTTTCAGGTAATTCTGGACCTACTCAAAATAGTGAGGGTGATTCTATATTTAGAGGTTATGTAATAACATATTTTTCACAATATGGAATTATGGTTTCACAGGAGGTTTTATATTTTTCATATCTTAAAAGCTATCCTGTTATATGGGATGGCTATGGAAATGTAAGAAGAAGAATAAGAAATGGGGATTTGGTCCTTAGAGGTAATGGAAGTATATATTCAGTAGATTATATACTATTAAGGAATAGCTTTATAAGTTATGCTGAATTAAATAATGTAAATGGAAGCCTTAATTATGTTGACTATTACTCATTTGAAGGAATAGCTGTTGTGGATGTTAGAACAAATCAATTCTTATATGATGGTGATTCTAGGTTTTTTAAGCAAGACTTTTTAACGGGAGATGTAATAGGTGAAATAACTGATGAGCCATTTAGATCAAGAAGATTTAAAAATCAGTTCAAATATCAGAGAAATATAAGTTTTATGAATACATATGCTTCTACTGGTTATAGTCCATCTCTACTTATATATCATACAGATAAGTCAAGTGGATCAACTTCACAATATAGTGTTAGTGTTCCAGGATACCTTATATCATTGACTCCAGCAAATGGGAGGACTGAATGATAAAGTATCAAGCACACATAGGCATTGACCCTGGATTATTTGGGGCTGTATGCATATACAGCCCAGACAATTTCTTGTCAGTCATTGATATTCCTTTAAGAAAAGTAGAAGGATTTATAAAAGAAAGTAAAACAAAAGAAGTAGATTGCCAATTATTAAACAGTCAAATAATTGAACAGATACGAGAAAACAATGTCAATATTTTGACAATGCATATGGAACGTGTTTATGGAAGAGGCGGAAATTCCGCGCAATCAACTTTTTCTTTAGGAGACTCGATGGGGTCCATAAGAGCCACTGTTGCGCTTGCAGCTAATCCTGATCACGAAATTTATTCTTTACCCAAGGTCTGGAAATCAGCTTTAAAACTAAGCGCAGATAAACAGAAATCTATAGATCTTGCAATTAGTATTGAGCCCAAAATGGTCAATTTTTTGACGCATTCAAAACATCACGATAGGGCCGAAGCTTTTTTGCTTGCTTATATGTCTTATAATTTTTATGAAGATAATTGAAAATAATTCTTTACTTTTAAATTAATAGTATGCTATAATGAATACTTACACACAGAGAGGATAATAAATATGTTTAATGCAGAATATATAGTAGTAGATCAGCAGTTTCACGATGACCCTGACGCGGTTGTGTTATTTCAAGACACACTAGCATTAAACTCACCTTGCACAAATTGCAAACTAAAAGAGCGTTGTATGTGGGAATTCACAGCTTGCTGGCAGTTCCATAAGTTTGTTCATAGAATGGACGAAGGAGAAAGGGAATTAACTGATATGCCTAATAGAAAAATATATGATGATTTGTTTTCAGAAGAAACCCAAGAAGACAAAGATTATTTTACAGAAACCAATAAAAAAGCTAGAGGGCTATAAAATGACAGTTCAAAAAACAACCAAGCAGCTTCAAGATGCAGCCAAGAAAAAGCATCTTAAAGCTGATACAAGGTCAAAAACAACTAAGCGATCTGGAGCAGGTCGCCCTAAAATAGTAACTGAAGAGCTTTTAGGAAAGGTTATAGAGCGTATGTGTGAAGGTGAGAGTCTTATAAATATATGTCGCGATCCTTCTATGCCTTCAAGGGGGACTGTTCTAAATTATGCTATGATGCGTAGAGATGCTAAAGAAGATTGGGTTCAAAGATTTTCAGCAGCATATGAGATAGCTAAGCAAATTAGGGCAGAATCTTACGCTGAAGAGATAGTAGATATTGCTGATAGCTCAAGTGCAGAGGAGACAGGAAAGGCAAGACTTCAAATTGACGCTAGGAAGTGGTTGGCATCAAAACTTATAAATCAGTATTCTGATAGATCAAAGCACGAAATAACAGGAGCAGAAGGTGGTGCAATTAAGACGGAAAGTTCCGTTGTATTCTATTTACCAGAAAATAACAGAAATGACAAATCATTAGAAAAGGGGATTGATGATGACAAAGATTAATATTTCTGATATATCTGAAGTTTCTGATTATTTTACTGACAGTAATGGAGATAGAAAAATTAAACTCAATTACACAAAAGCATCAAGACTTATTAATTTTATTGCAGATATATATATTAATGGTGAAACAGCAAATATAGAAATAGATAATATATCTAAGCAAGACTTTGATAGAGTTAAAATGATGCTGCATTCTGCTGCTATAACTAAAATGAATAAGCACAATCTACTTATTCGAAAATAATCCTTTCAATTTAAATTAAATACTGTATACTGTAGTTAAGGATAGAGAAAAAGGGCAGGAAGCCCAAACACACACATTAAGTAAATGAGGTAGTTCTTATGGATATGTCAAAAAGCTCAAAAATATTTATTGGAAGGGATTCTATAGCACAGGCATTTAAAGATGGTATAATATCAGGGGCAACTTTAAATAAATGTGTAATGGCTAGTTCTGGAATACTTATCACCAGAACAAAGAATGGGTATAGGTATTGTTTTATATCTCACTCACTATCTTTTGATCAAATGATTGAAACTGTTAAATGCAAAGAAGAGTGTCTTAGAGATGTTCTTATTGATTTTTAGTAGTAGTAAGTAGTGATACATAAATTTAATCCAAAACTAAATAAATAAGGTTATTAAGATGAAGAACACATATACTTTTAATATCAAAGAATGCAGTGATAACATTAAACTTGTAAATGTAGAATATGAAATGCCAGTTCGTCACGGAATTCAGAAAATTGCATTTATGATACCTTCTGAAATGTCAGATGAAAAAATAAAATCAGCAATTCCTATTTTTATAGAAACAGATTATAAGTTAACTACTGCGCAGGTTAATTTTTTGAAATCAAAGAAAGTTAATACATCTGTAAAATAATTAAAAATAATTGTTGACTTTGATAATTACGTGATTTATAATGGTTTTAGTAGTAAGTAAAAGCGTAATCCTACGCACACACAGAGAGGAACATTATGACTAATTTAAATTACCATTCAGTTAAGACAGAGCTTTTTGATAGACTGTCAGCGCAGATTTCTGAAATAAAAACAATTGATAGTATGGAATCAGAAATAATGATTTCAGATATAATTTATCAAGAAGATAAGCTTGAGCAAATACTTGCAGAGTATAATGTTTATGAGCTAGACGGTTATGAAGATCTTAGAGATATGCAAAGTTCTGCGATAGACGGCTTAAGAATTTATTTTAACTTTATATAAAAAAGTTCTTGACTTTGATAATTACGTGATATAATATGTATATAGGATAAACGAGCAAGGACGCTCAAACACACACAGAGAGAAATGTATGAATATTAAACTTTTTTTATTAATCCCAATGACCGCAGTTATGCTTTCTTACGTTTATAACATTAATAAGCAATTAGAGAACGCGCCCCCAACGTATTCTAACTATTGCCAAATGGTCGAAATATACAAGAATACAAATGGAGATTTTGGTTGGCCCGACTATAAAAAACTTTATTCAGTTCAATGTGAGGTTTCAAAATGAGACATATAAATTATAATGTAATCGTTGGAATACATTCTGTTGATTTAGAATTAATCTATATAGCAAAAACAGAGGTTTGTTTTTTCGTAAAATCAAAAAATATGCAAAGCTTCTATTCAATTGTTGAAACTGATTTATACAAGCAAGAAGTTATCTATAAGGATAATGATAATTATGAAATAAGAAATCCATTTTTAAAAATCACAAAAGAGTTCGGAAAGCTTAGCAACTTCTGCTTAGCTATTGGGCTAGGTTGTAAATCAAGATACAGAGGAGAATTTTTATGATCTATCATAATTTTACAAATTCGTATTTAGTTAATCATCATTTTGAAGAAGATGGAAGCTTTGATGTATGCGTAGCATATAGTAAAAATGCAGATATGGGATTGTTTAAGCAAAAACATTTTGTTTTCAAAGAAATTCCAAATATTAAAATGGACGTTATAGAAGATTTTATACATATCGTAAAAATATATATTGAAGACCCATCTAAGTTAAGTGTTAAGATGTCAAAATTAATTAGTGAGGCGATGTGCAATCGTGCAACTTTCAACTTAAAATCAGAGAGATATTAATATGTCAATTGAATCAATGATGAAGTTTGGTATAAGTGAAAAGAAAGCTGTTTTTGTAGATATGATTGCAAAGACAGGCTTGGATATATTAGAGATGAATGACGCTCTTTATATGCAGCACACAGAAGGCCCACTGCTTGAGGTATGCAAGTTTTACAGTCCAGGGCAATCTCTATTAGCTTATTCACATTGCCGCAATATACGACTTGAGAGGGTCTGTAATGACCAGGGTTGAGTTTGACCGCGATGCTATGAAGGTTAATATTATTGATAGCAATGAAGTTATAGTTAAGGAGTATGATATGTATGGAATTCCAGTAATCTCTTGCTTAGAGTTCAAGGCTAATATAAAAGAGATTCAGGATAGAATAGAAAATAATTTAAAATAATTGAAAATAATTGTTGACATTGAAAACTAAGTAGTTCACAATAGGTTATAGGATAGAGAAAACGGGCAGGAAGCCCAAACCACACTAAAACAAATAAGGTTATTAAAATGAAAAATTCAAGAAGCTCAAAAAATATTAATGGTGAGAAATTTGTAGTTGTTATGAATAGTCACAATCAGTGTGAAATATCATTTACCTTAAAAGCCATATCAAAAGAATTTAAGATTAGTATAAAAGATTTGTATATTGATATGTCAAATCTTGAATCCATTATAAGGTATGACTCATTCGCTGATGTTTATGATTATATGGCCACAGAATTACCAGAAATAACTCTTGATAAGCTTATTAAATTTATAGACATAACGGTTAATAGATTTGCACTTAGATATAAAGGAGATCAAAATGCCAACTTTTAAAATAATAGGAAGTGATGGCAAGGTTAGAATAGTTGTTGTAGATATTCCTGACATTCCTTTTGAAGTCAAAAGAAAGCATAGACACATAGATATACTTTGTTAATACTCAAGGAATAAGGAACAGAAATACCCTGGAACTAAAAAGACAAAACAAAGTCGTTATTAGTATCTTGGATTGAAAAATTAAGTTAAAAGTGTTATGATGAGTTCTAATAGGACTCATTTTTTTTTGGAGGTAATACAATGAAATCAATTTATAGGTTTCCAGCAAAGATTTTGTTTTGCATAGGTAAGGTTATAGTATTTGTAGGAATTTGCTTTTTTGTTTTTGGCCATACCGTTATAAACTTTGCAAAAGATAAGTAATTATAAGTGAGCATTATAAAGCCTCAAGAAGGTCCACAGCAGCAGTTTTTAAGCACTTCAGCAGACATTGCCATATACGGCGGTGCAGCTGGCGGTGGAAAGACTTTTGCCCTTCTATTGGAGCCAATGCGACACGTCAATAATTCAAAATTTCACGCCGTTATTTTTAGACGCACAAGAGTTCAGGTAAAGCAAGCTGGTGGCCTATGGGCTGAAGCTGAAAAACTTTATCCGCAAATTGGAGCAGTCCCAAATCAAACTGATTTAATATGGAAATTTCCTAGCG